GTCGCGCTGGACTAATTCATTATAGCCAACAGATGAATCATGTCAATAAGAAAAACCGAGAAAAACCACAAAGGAGCTAACAAAAATGCAAGGTCAAAACATAACAACCACAATCGATTCAATCCGCAATGCCTACCTCACCCAATCACTGATCCAGCTTCGCCAACAGCTCGAATCCAAAGCACCCTTGGACCAGGTTGCAATCCCTGCCGATGAATTGTTCTACCACCTGCTGGTGACGATCGATCTACCGATCGAATCTATCAACCTGGTACTTGGTACACACTACCAGCCAAATTCAAAAAAATGAGCGCATCCATGCACAATATCAACCCCCTCACTGCACTCAGATCCCTCAAAGGAGCTCCGCTCTCTTGCCTGATCGCTCTTATGTTTGCTAATCAACCTGTCGGAAAAGAATGGCTTGCCAGAGTGACAGGTTATTCTGATAAGCCGGTATCCGCTGCCATGGATTATCTCCTGGAGATGGGATTTGTGATCCATGGTGGTCGCTGTGATTGGAGGATCCATCATGATTTTTATTCACTCCCATTAGCAAACCCCCACTTGATTTCTGAAGTTAGTCGGAAAAATTCCGACTTTCTCCCTACTACTACTGCTTTAATAGTAGATAGTATTAATACAGTAGAAAATGCAGTAGCAGTAAAAGAAGTAGTGCCTTCAATTCGGGATAACTCCGAGTCAATTCACTTAATGAAATTGGCAGGTATTGGAAACCCCACTCTCACCCAATTAGCTAACCAGGATCATGTTACCCCATACTATGTCCTTGCCCACACTTTACAGGCAAAAAAAGAAAAGAAAACAACTGGATTATTAATTCACAGAATGAAATCGAAAGATCCAGCGTCTCAGCTAAACCAGAATTATCATTTATTAGATTGTAAATGCCAGAACTGTTTTTATTTTATCTATCAACCTGATAAAGGTCTTTTGGAAGAAGAAGAATTTGATTTTGAGGAGTATCTTAAATCTTTGCAAAAACAATAATCCCAATCCGTTTCATTTGTTGATTAACAAAAAATTTATATAATTAACCAATGTTTTTGAATGGTCTTACAAAAAACCATTACAAATTTCCCAGGAGGTAACCAATGACGCTCATCAAAGTAAAATCCGAATCAAGAACCGCATCGGTCGCTGGTGCCATCGCTGGTATTGTCCGAAGTGAAGGCAGAGCAGAAGTACAAACCATCGGAGCAGGATCACTTAATCAGGCGATGAAAGCCATGTCCTTGGCAAGAGGATTCTTGAAAGAAAATGGTCTAGATGTTATTTGTTATCCAGAACTAATAGACCTGGATTTTGATGGACGAATCGTAACTGCAATCAAATTAATTGTCGAACCCAGATAACAATATCCATTTTTGTAAACCACCAAAGTCACCATATTGGAGTTCCCTTGTGTCAATAAAACAAACATTAAAAAGTTATCTTAATCTAAAGTACATTTCATATTTTCTACTATTGGTTGCTTTTGTAGTTACTATGATATTTCCAAACTGGGTCAGGGAACACGAAATATTATTGATCGTTACGGTTGTACCATTTATTGTTATGACTTTTTTATTTTCTCAACCGAAAGACAATCCTGGCAATTAAGACATTGGTTATGCCAAAAAATATCTTAAGGATGATTGCATTGCCATGGTAGTACTAAGAATTGGTGTTCTACATTATCTAGGAAACTGAAAAACCACCATCAAGTAGATTGTAGATTCATGAATTTTTTCTTGTATAATAATCCAATACATCCCACCACATGGAGGTCACAATGCAAAACAATACGCCAACCGAATCCAAAGAAGAAATCATCGCCAATCTAGAAAAACATCTCCCCGTATCTTCCACTTCATTTCCTGATTTTGTTTTATTCTCATATGTTGCCCACATGATGATTAAAGAAACAGAAAAAATGTTAAATGATAATCTGGAAGGTGGTGCAGAACTTGATATGGAAAAACTGAAATTATACGTTCTCAGAACCCGTCAATCACTTGATAAAGTGGTTCCTGAATTAAAACAATTTAATTACCCTACAATGGAATAATTATTTCCGTTTTTATATCAACAAAAAAATAAATAATATAATCTCTGCTCTGATCAGCACAAGCATCAAATTGAGATATGAATTAAATTAAACAAATCTATTTAAGGTATTGATCAATTCACCAGCTTCATTCTTCACAAATCTTCCTTCCAAAAAAAGCAAAGAACGAATTTGATATAGTTTTATTCACTTTCAATAATCCAAACCATCTTTTCTTTAATTCTATTTTGAATCTAAAAATAATTAAACATAAATTATTTTTGTTTATTTCCTTCAAACATTTCCAAATTTCCTAATTTATTTGTATAATTCTAATATTATTTTATTAAATAATAATTCTCGGGTTTCAAATGAGCAGTTTTTTACAATATTTCTTCGGTTACATTTTAAAGATAGTTTTTATTTTTAGTTTGTTATTTATTTTCGTTCAAATTAAAGATATTTATGATTCTTATCCGAATATTGAAAAATCCCGGATAAAAGGAATTTTTATATCATTAATGATTGCTTTATTTTCAAATTTTCTTTTTCAAGAAATTAAATCTAATTACATAACGAATTTTGAAAAATGCTCTGAATATAATTTAAGTTTATTTGGAACTTGTAGTGAACTTAAGCAAACACAAAATCAATTAAAAAGTATAGTTGTTTCACCAATAACACCTGTTTCTGAAAAAACAAAAACGCCAACAATTAATGTAGATCCAACAAAAGATATGACAAAATTCCAAATGATCAAATCTCAGATAAAAGGTTCTTGGTCATGTACCGGAAGATATGAGAATTTTACTAGTTGTGATACTTATACATTCTTGGACAATAATGAAGTAGAAATAAGATTAAACCGAGAATGTAGTGAATTCACTAATTCCTTTTATCTGTCTTTGTATGATATTGTCGACACAGATGAAATTGAAATTTATTATTTCTCAAATGAAAACCCTTTAGAATTTTCTATTGAAATTCCTAACTTAAATAATTTAATAATGTTTGATGATGATACGGAGATTGTTTGTGGTCGGCATACTGATAAATTTGATATTAAAAATTTATATAAAGAGCCTTGTATCAGTTGGACTGAAGCAAATTTTCACATTGGTGAAAAGCGATGTGTTGAAGGAATTGTTCAATCAATTTATGATTCTGAAAACGCTTTCTTTATTAATTATTCTGATAATCTTTCCGATTTCTATGCTGTTTCATTTAATGATAAATGGAATGACACAATTATAAATCATTGCGTCAGGGTTTTTGGTACAATTGAAGAATATAAGGGTCGCCCTCAAATAATCATTTCAAGTAAAATACATTTAACTTATTGCAAATAAAAATTTCAATAACTAAATTTTCATAGACAATTTCTCTTTTTTTCATATCAAAAATAATAATGAATATATAATTTTTAATATTTATTCAAATTTGTAATTAAATGGGGTTTCATTGAAAAAATGTCCATATTGTGCTGAAGAAATTCAAAATGACGCAATTATTTGTCATTTTTGTGGATCAAATCTAAAATTGGATCTCCCTAGTAAGATCCAAAACAAAAATTCACTTATTCACAACAAAAAAAAATTTGAAAATCATTTAGATAACAAGAAAAAAAAATTTTTTACTAAATCGACAATTTTAATTTTTTTTATCTTTATATTTCTTATCATTTCGTGTTGGTATTTTTTTGTTTTTTTAGGTTCTTCTAGTTATCAAAGAGAACATGAAAGAATTGGTGAAAATAACTCATTATTAGTTCCTGAATCTGAACAATCATATTTAATAGATATTGAAGACCCAATAGTTTTTCTTGGTTATATACCTTTAATTACATCTGCCAGATGGGATATTGTGTCAAAAGCAATTACAGATGAAATAACTGAAGAAGGTTTTAGGGCTATTCACTATTTATACAAAAAGATTCGATACATATCTGAAGATGAGATATTTGGTTTTTATTACATAATTTATATTTATCCTTCATTACGTGAAGCTGAGGATGGTTTTGATAATATATATGAGTCCTATCAATCAAATCAAAACGAAGTAAGAATGGTCGAATCTAATGAAAATACTTATTTGTCTTACGTCATTGACGAGGATAAGACCCTTTTCTTAACATATTTTTCTAAATTAAATAATGTTATTATTTCGACCTGTGGTTTGAAAAAAATTCAGGATGAAACAGAAATATACAAAGAAATAAATAATATTTCTGATGAGTTGTATTTACTGCATACTTATGCTTTGAGTTTTATTGAAAAAATTGGATCAGGGGAATAAAATGAAAAAATGTCCTTATTGTGCTGAAGAAATTCAAGATGAAGCCATCTTATGCCGTTATTGTGGGTTAAATATTGAGCCTATTGATAGGCTCAATATTAATCCAAATAAATTAATTAACAAAAAGAAAAAGGATAAAGATTCCAAAATCAAAAGAATTCTAAGAGTTATTGTGGAATTTTTATTTTTTTTATTTATACCAAAAGGAAGAATTTCTTTAGCCCAATATTGGTTATTTAATTTGCTTTTTAGTTTTTTCTATTTTTTAATGGATTCAATTCTTGAAATCACAAGTAACAACGTATTTAGAAACGTATTTTTTTATGATTTTAAGTTATTGTTTTTTTTATCTCTAGGAATTACTCTATGTTTATTAATTTTTCATAATCACGATTAAAAGATTTCATGATCTTAACCGAACAGGTTGGTCGGTTTTTTTGTTGATAATCCCTGTTGTAAATATTTATTTTCTCATCTTATTATTATTCTCAAAAGGATCAAAAGAACCAAATGATTACGGAGCTCCATCATTATTTACTTTGAATTATATGATCAAAAACAAAAAGATTTTTTTATCAATATTAATTACATTTTTTCTTTCTATTATGTTATATGTATTTACAATAATACTTTTTACAGGATCCTCATATAATTATTCTCCCAACTTTGATCCTTTGGTATTTTTTGGGAAAGATCCTGAAAATTTCGAAGTTAATGACTTATTCAATAATACTGATGAATTATTAAAAGATGATTCACGATCAATTACAAAAAATTTTATTCACAAAGATCCAATTTATTATGGAGAAATTGCTACATTTTTTTATCAAATCTTTCTTTGTCCAGACGAGTATATTGCAATAAATTATTATGACATTCTTGTTGATTTTTACACCAATGACAATAAAGCTCAAATTGAAAATCGACTTAATTCAGATGGAACTCATTCTGCTGAATATTATTTTTTAGAACCAGGTGATCGTCATACGATTGGTTTCATAACCAAGTCAAAAAATATTGTAATAAATACTGGTGGTGTCATATATTATGAAATCCCAATATTACCTAAATCAATTTATGAAAATATATATGAAGAAATTTATAAACTTCATGTCAATGCAATGAATTATTTTTTCGTGGATTATTTTGAATAATATAAAAGGAAAAAATTTTATGAAAATTAAATAAATTGATTGTTTTTCCCAAGTTAATATTTTTCAATTACTCCTGCTCCCCACTCAACCCCTCCACTCCATTTCTTCCAACTGTACCACTTCACCAAATTCAGTCTCAGCCAATCCACCCAGCCAGTCCAAAGCGGGATCCCAATCAACACCATTCCAGCTTTTAATTTTTCCATGTTTATCGATTCGCCAATCCACTGATTCTTTCCTTCGCCAAACCACCAGATTGCGCTCAGCGTCTACCATGGCATCTAACTTTCTACCATCTATCGCCCCCACCTGGAGAAGATTCTCGATCTCTTCTCTGCATGTCAATCGCAGCTCACGCCAGAGTAAATATTGGACGCCGCTTGTTTCCTTGATCCGTATCCCATTCAGGAATTGCCCTCCCATGGATCCCATTTTTTCTATCTGTGCAGTCGTCTCTTCACTTCCCAATATCGCGAAGTTGAGGTCCTCATTTCTCACAACCCAGGCGCTCCCACTCCAGGTTTTCAGATCCCCGGCAGCATACCCCATAGCATCATCAGTAGCAAGCATGTAATAGATACCAGAATTTACCGCTCCGGAGCGCCGTATTGATAGCCAATAGGCAGCACCTGCAGTTAATGTTACTGCACCGACACCAAACCTGACCCAGTTATAGCCACCTGTAACACTCGCTCCCCCAACCGTTCCACTCGTAATGACAGTAGTCCCAGGAGAGCCACTGGAATCAGCAAATATTTCTACAATTACAGTATCTACCGGCTCTAATTTTTTGGCTAACCGTACCCAGACTTCACTTGTCCTGATTCCACCAGCTGGCACAATAAATTTTTGTGCAATTTTGGTGGATGTACTTGTATTCCCAAATGCATAAAAGCTTTTTCCCTCGTTGAGATGCCCAACAAATCCCCCGTCTTGCTTATAAAATATCCAATTTAATGTTTCCCAAATTCCTTTTAGATGATAGATGACCTTTTCTTTTTCGTTTTGGTTCAATTCCAATTTTTTTTGTATATTCGCTTTTTCTTTCAACCAGGTCTGAGCAGCATTCAGAGCCTGTCCAGGAGATCCATTTGGTAGAAACCCGATCCATTCTTTTTTTCCAAATCGTGAAATCATGATGGCATCTTCTACAAATGCCGTGATGCCGTCTTCACGACTCCAGGTGACGGTAGGTTTCAAGTCGATGTAACGAATCGCGATTCTATTGGCAAAATGATCAAGACTTAAAACCAAAGATACAGCTCCCAGTTGAACCTGAATGGATTGTACCAATCCATTCCAAATGATCTGGCCAACATCATCCTTTATATCAACTGACTTTCCCAATCCTTCTAAAATCTGTTCGAGGTTGTCACGTATATTTTTTTCTTTTAATTCCAGCTCCGCTTCCCGGCTTCCACCTGGCAGAGCCCAGTAAAGTCTTTTGACTTTCCATTTGTCAAACTTGGGATAACTGATATTCGTCGACCTGTCATAAAGAACAACCTGCATTATATATTTTTCCTTCTTGGTCTGTAGCTTAACTGCAGCGCGACCTTTTGTTTGGGTATACATCCATGATCATTGCTTGCGTACTTGATCCGGGTGCATTGATTTTCACCTGGCATCAACCAGATTCCTTTTCCGGCTGCCTGGTGAGTTAGAGCCCGACTCTGTGTACTGGCTTCAATCGTGTAAATAAGATCTTCGCTCAGCTCATCCACTAAAGTATCATTTGGCATTAATCCAAGATCACCCATTATAAAATAATGTCGGTAGCCATCTAGCGGAAGAAGATCAATATCATCGATCGCGAGTGAATGTGATCCAGCTACATTCCGTTGAACTTCCAGAGCAAAAATAACACCACTTATTTGGGAGCTCTTCAAATCTCTTGGTGGAATACGTAAGGCAGGTAGTATCTGCATTTTCTCAAAGCTTTTTATTTTTTGCCATCTCGAATACTCGATTGCATCACCTTGCCGTACTTTGCAACGAATCCAATAATCATCTGTTGTTACCCAATTGGGCATGCGCATGATCGGTCGTACATTCCGGCCGGCGAACCGCGCTGCGCGCTCATTACTGATAACCCAGCTCAAAATCTGAAGTCCAATTGTAGATTCCCATTGCACCAGGCAATAAGCTCCGCAGCTTGCATCAGCATTCATGACTACACCATAATTCAATTGGCTGCTTGCCTGAGATCCATCAAGCCAGTGATCCCCAGTTTCAAGATTGTAAATAATTTCATTGCTGACAATAATGTCAGCCAATGATTTTAGTACCACCATATCAGTATTTGTTATTTTCACAGTCGCAGGAGCTGGAATTTCACCATCAACATCTGAACCGTCGATGGTTGCGTAGTTAATCATTAGATCACCAGGATTATATTGATTGTGCATAGTCAATCCGGATGTTACTTTGGTCCCATTGATGTTACTTATCGGAACGGAGACTTCTTCCCCTTCCCAAATATTCTCGCGAACGATCACCAGACAGGCACCCATCCCACCCCGCTTCAGATCCATCGTCCCCTTCCCCAGGAACTCCAGACTTGCACTGATTATTTTGCTTTCATAACTCTGCAGGTTTGCTGCTGGCTGAATGCTAATAGACGCTGATTCTCCCAGGGAAACCCGGGAGAACAGCGCTTCAACCATTTTCAACCAGTCATCTAAAACATCCGGAAGACCATGCAGAATCACGTCTATTTTTTCTTCGCATGTTTCCCCTTGATCCTTGGTTGGATTGCGCCGGCAGCCTTTCACTGGCGTAACAATCTCAGACCCACTTAAGTGGATTTGAGTCGACCCGATTTGTATCTTTAATTTTTCCATTTTTACAAACCGTCTGGATCAGGAAGCTGGAAGTAAGGAATGCCAGAAGAAACCTGGAATTGTTTTACTCTCATTTTTTCTACATCGATCAGGTATTCTTTTTTCATTCGGTCTACCAGGTTACTGGTATCTAATCCTGTTTGGCTGAGCTCGAATGCATCCAAACTGTCAATGCTGCGCATTTCCAAAGCATACACGGCAGCCCCTCTTACAACCAATCCATCCATCCCCATTTCAAGAAGAGTAACCAGCGCACCATCTAAACCCTCGATCGTTAATGTGATTGGTGAGATTAACTGCAGGTCTCGCAGCACCAGGCGAATGGCTTCATCAATTGCCAGATCAGACCAAATTAGTCCACCAACATCCATGAGAAAGAGTTTTATTCTATCTCGCAGGTCACTTAGACTTTGATCCATTTAGCACCTCCGAAGGTCTGTCAACGTTTTATGGCAGACGAGAACTTCATCCCATTCGCACTGATGATCACGACCCGATCATCCAATACATTCCAGCTCAGCAATGTAGCAGCATCGATCTTCAGCTCCTTGGCCAGCTCCACAACTTCGACTGGAACAGTCGCCTTGATGGCTGCCGGCTGAATCACTTTCTCTGAAGTTATTATTTTTTCAGCTGCAATGGTCGGTTCTTTCACTTTTTTTCCTACTTTTTTTTCTGTCATGCTTTCACCTCTTCTTTCTGTAATTCCGGATGAGCTTGCCAGAGCATTCTCACCATGGTTTCAAGATCATATTCTTTTGGTTGCGTTACAACTTCAGGCAGTCCTATCCATGCCCTCAGATCCTTTTCAGTTCCATTGAAAAAGTTTAAATCTAATGGCGTACTTACTCCAGGCATCATGAACTTATCCCCTGAAAATTGCCAGAACTTCCATTCCCTACAATTGATTGGAATTGATGGTCCTTTAATTTTTGGGAGGTTCTCTTCTTTCAGTCCCTTCCAGCTCAGAGAAACCCTGCCTGGTTTATATGGATAATGCGCCAGCCACAGATCCCAATTCTTCAACCAATCCTGCATCCTTGGCGCGTGTTCCTTCACGAAACTTGCCCTGGTATAAATCAGTGTTGGTTTTCCAGTTATTCTTTTTATTTCAGTGGCCAGCTGATTACTTGAAACAGATATAGTTGCATCACCAATCCTTTTTGTAATATATTGCTGTCGCCATTCTTCCCAGTCTGCCCAGTACTGCTCAACATCCAGGGAAAAGAAATCATATTCAATACCTGTCAAACAATTTTGGATAAATTCAGCTTGACTTTTTACATTGCACAGCGGATCATGCCAGTGATAAAGACCAACATACATTCCGGCATCCCTTGCACCTTTGGCATGGTCACGCGTGAACCGATCATATGAGTAATTTCCTTGAGATAGCTTTATGATGGCGAACCTTACCCCTCCATCATAAAGCTCTTTCCAGTCTACCTTCGGTTGCCAGCTCGAAACATCAACCCCCAGGGAAAGGTTTTCTAGCATTATCCACCTCGTTTGCTTAGTCCATCTTCCAAAGCCACACCGAGAATGTATGCAGCAAGAACAGAAACAAAAGCAACCGTTTCACTCTCTGGCACATCAAACCCCGAATCAAAGTTCCGGATCACCAAAAATAACAACCCCACAAACGCCGCCCAAAACTTCCTCGATCCTAACAACAACTTCCACTTACTCATCCCTTCCTCCTGTCCTTTCTCCTTTTTTTGTACGGGCAAAGCATTCATGTTCTTTGAATGCTTTGCCCTCTTCTTTTTTTCCCTATCAGCTATGAGCTATGACCTATCCCGCCACATTCGCCTTATACAATGGACGATAGTCAGCAACAAAGATCGACAAGAAGTGTCGTACCTTCAAATTGATCGTATCGTTATTGATCATCGATGAGGAATACTCACTGTCAGAAACAAAGATTTCTGGCATGACACCGAACCGCTCAGCGAGGATGATTCCAGGAGCGAACCTTGGATCAGCGATCGCAGCCCAATCTGTCGCATCTGTGAACTCCGGAACGGTAATTACATCCCCAAGGTCTCCACGCTGCATATTTTCGGAGAATATTGTCGCTTCTCGTTCAAACGTTGGGTAAAGGATGCGCATTGCTGTCAGTCGCAAGGTTCGCGGTACTAAAAGATACTTTGCATCCAAGGCGAGCTTGGGTTTGCTTGTGTCGTTTGAAACCAATTCCTGTTCATAAATTGCTTTGCTGGCAGTTTCAAAATTAGGACTCGTCAAAGCAGCTGTGCCCAGGTTTTTGTGGACAATGGCATCAAAAACATGTGCTCCGTCAGACATGATCGGTCCGGTTCCACCAGAACCGGTAAACAATCCCGCCACCAAGGAACTAACATTCCTTACAGCACTTGAAATCATTTTCTTTGGCATTTGGCGCAGCTTGTGCGTTTCGTCCTTGTCGATCATTTCAAGTGTGATTGGAAGCAAACCACCATATTTTCGGAAATTCTGCGATTCTCCGCTGTCGGTTATCTCCAGCTCTCCATATCCACCACCTTCCGAGATAATGCCAAGTGACGAAACTTCCCCAAGGAGAATTCCAGTAACCGGCTGTAAGGAATCCATATGCTCAACAGTAACAACTTTTTCCCACCAGCGATATCCGGCTCGTCCCAGCTGAGACCATTCTTCAACCATGATCTTATTGAATGCGTTTTTCAATACATTCGAAAGACTGTCGGAATCAGCCAGAATAATCCGTTGAGGATCATACGTTCCCCGAAATTCCACATCACCTGTCATGGTCGTGTACAACTCACGAATGCCACCAAGTCTCGCAACCTTTACACTTTCCATGCCTTTTTCGCGAGGAGCTCCCAGCAAATCATCCGCAGCCGCTTGCAGCTTATCGCGCTCCACCACCATGTTGGTAATGCCGGTTGTACCCTTGATGATTGCACCACCTTCCATGCTTGCAATCAATTCTCGCGCATCCTGGATCCCTTGATCCAGCTCTGCTACAGTAAATTTCTTACCAGAGAATTGTTTTCGCACTTGCTTTGCAAATGCCTCAGGCAAATTGGCAGTAGCCAATTTACTTTCCATCAGAGTTTCTTGCATTGCTGCAATTAATTCTTCCTGGCCATTGCTTGCAACTTCTACAGTTTTTTCTTCACTTTCCATTTTTGAAGTCTCCTCAATTTTGGTAGTTTCCTGGAGAGAATTCAACGCACGTAAGAACGCACCACCCCTCGCAGGTTTATAGACAAGATCTACAGAAAAGACACGCACTATCTGCTTTACTTCTTTTCCTTGACCTGAAAACAATAAGTCAGCACTAAAACCAATTCTTGGTTTTGTACCTTCCATCTCCAACCAGTCCTTCCCAATTGCTTCTAACAATTTGGCACTTGGGCCGAATGGTTTCAACGTCACCCGGATCCCGTTCAAATCCTCGTCAAACTTGGCTTCAGTACATACTCCGGCAAGATCCCGGACAGATCTACCGCCCCACATCCCCCCATGGTCAATGAACGTTTCTACCCCCTCCCACAAGCTCACCGAATCACGCAGCGCATTGACAGAGAATTGCCAGCCATTCCCATCCCCGGCAGTGATCGCCACTACATCATAGCGGACTGCACCTTCACTCTCCGAGAACACCGCCTGAACCGCATCCCCATCAATATCAACACGCAGGCGTTTTTCATTCTCCGATTCCCTGTCCCTTGTTCTATCCTCACCGTAGATATCTTCAGCATTATCTGTGAGAGGAATCTCTTCGAGATTTCCTCTGGATTCAATTTCATCAACCTCTTTCAATTCACAATTACAGTTTTTGCCACAATGGAGACGCCAGCTCCCAGGGACAATTTCAGCATCTTCCCATTCCTTGAGAGGATGTCTCTGACCGCCGGCAGCTTTACAGCTCGCGCAGCTATTTTCTAACCCACTATTTATCCACTCATGCATAACTCCTCCTTATGCTTTCACAGACCCCTTCAAGTCTCCGGTCTCTGTGTCCACCTTCACACCTGCAGGTTTCTTTACTTGTTTTCCACTGGATTTAACCTCCGATCTCACTTTCCCATCCCCGATGATTTTTTCAACATCCAGCACCTCGCCGGCAAATCGGTAAACCATTCGCACCAATTCAGAACCATCAATCAATCCCCGATCATATAAGTTCACCAAAGCGGAAGAGATAGTCGAAGTCGCCACCGCCAGAGCAGCATTATCCCTGGAACTCAAATCAGCTCCATGTACTTCAATCTCAGTATTTGGATCCAGTTTCTTTTCATACCTCGCCCGTCGTCGCAGTGCGACCTTGGCCAGCAGGTGAACGATTTCAATAAAGAATTCTTGCCGCTGTTCGAAATGCCGGAACGTAGGTCCGCCGGCTGACTCCGCCGTCGTGCGTGTCGCGCTCTCCGGCTCAGCAAGAAAGTGCAGCGGAATCCCGGCACCAGCTGCAATCATTTTCTTTATCGCCAACCCATCCTTGCTCGCATCGTTCGCTTCTAATTGCGGATGAATCACTTCCCAGCTTTCACTTTCGTCCACCACCAGAATGGAACCTGGCACAGGAGGATTGGCGTTCAGGGTGGCTTGTCGGGTTGCTCGATCACCTTCACTCACAAACCTCGACTTCACCATAAAATAGAAAGCATTCCTGTAGCGATTTAACCGAGCCCGATCTTCCAGCCAGCTCGAATATCTTGTCAACCATTTCAGCATTGGAGCAAGGTCAGACTCTCCATGCTTAGCACCCACTGGGCGGTTGATGGCGAAGTGGATCATCACAGTCTTCAATCGGGAATCGTCACCCATGGAATCCTGATCCGCATCATACGCTTGCCAGATCCGCTCTTCCACAGCATCGTGTCCAAAATTCAACTTCCCTTTTTGCACGTAACTTATTTCCTGCTGCAGGTCATCTTTGGCAGTCTCGATCTCTTTGATCTCGATCGCCGGGATAGCTCGCACGTAGGTCATGCCGGCAGCATCAGTGGACAGCAGGAAGAACAGCTCACCGCTTCTGGTCAGTTCGTCACACCACTCGTAAATCCGTAACGGCATCTGATTCAACTCATGCTGCCACCAGGTATTCAGGAATTTCCTCACTTCTTTGTTTTTGGAGGTAACCGTCATACCACCCCCAACCACATATTGGCTGGTCAGCTGCACGATACGCCTTGCCAGTGGATTTAACCGCCACGCTTCCAACGCCTGGGCGATAACCGTCTCACGGTCGTAATCTGCTCGATCTCTGTCACTGATCGTCATGCTGATTTCCGGCTCGATGTAAACCGTATCCAACCGCAATTGCCTTACCAGCCATTTTCTTCCCCGATCGATTATTGAAAGTCTCGCCATCTAAAATCCTTCCTTATCCATCTCCCTAATTGGATCAACACCTTTGACCACCAGCGCTTCACCGCCCACGCTCCACACTTCCCCATCCAGCACAGCACACAGCGCAGCCGAGAGAATCAAATCATCATGCACATACTCCCCGACTGTATTCCGCATCCCATCCGGCACCCCCCACTTCATTTTTCGATCAATTCCAGGCGTGATCGTGTATTGGCAGGCGTTCAGTTGACTCCAGAACAATGCTTGTTCAGTATCCCCCGAAATATATTCCTTATATCTCCCAGAATCGATTACAGCCAGGAAATCCCAGCCCAATTGGGACTTGGTGGCAGCATTAAACCGGAATTGGATCACCAATCCCGGTAGTGCCCGTTCCAAAAACGAAGAAAGCCCAGCTCCCACGCCGGTTGCATCCACCACTAGCTTTTTGACTTCCCACAACCGCGCCAACCCCAGGAGTTCACCATATAATTTTGTGTGTGGGATTCCGACCCACAGCTTTCGGAACATGACCTTATAAGTCGGAGCCTTGATCAGCTCGTCCTGCATCGTCTCAAGATCAATCTCCACAATCGTCAATGCCGTCGCATCCCGTTTGGCATTGGCGACCTCTTCTCCCACTCCTTCTTTCGCCCCTTCTTCTTCCCCGGCAATATCAATTAAAAATGCATACACCTTGCCGGCACCTGGTTGGACCTGCTTCTCATGCTTGCCCACCATAAGCACTCGCCGGCTCTCCGGGAACAGACCTCCCTCCCCGTCGATCTCTTCACTGAAAAATTGAGTCCGGATCATGGGATGATTCCTCCCAAGCTTCGCCACCTGCTCAGCAACAAAAGCACCATAAGCTGGAACCTCCCTCGCCACATCCTCAGCCGTTAGCACAAACACCCTTCGCAAGCCATCCCGTTTCTCAGCTTCTTTGGCAGCTCTTAACTCCCTCGCCAGCAGAGTATCCGAAGTCCACGCTGTTCCCCAAAACACCCGGGTTGCGTTCGTACTCGCCGCCATGGGAGCAATGTCCTTGTCGAACTTGCTTACCAAAACATCCTGTGCTTCATCAACCTCCAGCAAATGGCCGGCAGTAGCCCCGACGATATTCGCTTCCGGGGATCCGGAAAAGAAAAAGATCCTTGCTTTCCCAATTTTGTAGATATACCCGCTTTCTTTTTTCCACATGGATTGGATCAGGATATTGTTTTCGAGTACCCGCTGCAGCCGGCGCATGGCGTTCAGGCTTTGCGGTTTCCAGGTGGGTGAGACTTTCACGATCTCGCATTCGATTTGGGAAAGCAGTGTCAGCAGATAGGTCTCAATCTGCGCTTGCAGTTCATTCTTGCCGGATTGCCTGGGGAACATCACCACAAATGATTTTCCCTGCCGGAATATCACTGACTCCGCCACAACCCTTGCCACAGTCACCTGATATTCACGCAGCTTCAAGCCGGACGAATGTTCCACGAACAAACACACATCCTTCAACACCACCTTGATCTGCTCAACAAGTAATGACAATCTACCCGCCAAAAAAGGACTTCACTAAAGCCACAATCGAAAGAATACTCGACCCGCCGTTGGCCAATCCGGAGTACATCTTAAATTGGGTGACCCCTTCAGTCGCAGAACGGATTCGAGTCTCATGGTCTTCCTTCGCCTTCTTTAAATCCCCGACCTCCGTCCGCAGAGCGCGCAAACGTTCTTCACTGATCTCGTTCTGGTGATTGATCAACGCCTCGATCTGCTGAAAGCGTGACTCGATATTGTCCTTCAACCTCCCCAATTGCTCTGAAATTACCGCTGCCTGATCCTCTCCCATGGAAATCCCTCCGATTGCCAAACCCCAATTCACAAATCGCGACATTGAGCGCGACCTGAATCTCTGAATCCGAATACATCCTGACATCAATAGTCATAAGTAAACCCAGCCTTATCTTTCTGAAATAATTCTCGTTAAGAGAATCGAAATTCTTTCCTTTGCGTTCTTTGCATCCTTTGCTACCTTTGCGTCCCTACTTACACCCGAACTCATTGGTCACCTCCGCCAATGCCTTACTCAACGCATCCAACGCATCACTATTATTCCCCCCCAACAACTTTTGGGTCCGTAACATCCCGGCAAGCCTGGTGGACGCAGCTCCTAACGCGCTCAGTGTACCTGTCCACCCTTCCAGATCCCCCGCATTATCATTCGCGTAATCGAACACGCGCCGGATCATCACACGCATCAAAGCAATCTCATCCCCCAGCCCTTCACGCAGCGCAGTCTCCAAATCCTGGCTTTCCAGATCCCTGAACTTTCGGGAATAGAACCCATGCTTTACCGCATTTGCATTTCCAGGTTGCCCACCGCGACTTCGTGCCAAATTCTGTCCTTTATTTTTTTTTGTATTTTTTCTATCAGCTATGAGCTATTAGCTATGACCTAAAAAATACTGGGGGGGAGTATATTTGTTATAGACTCATTATACACAATTCCCTGCAAAGTCAACCCCTAAAATTAGAAATTTGTTCTAAAATTCTCCCCCAAAATCACTTGCTACGAATCCAAAAACTGGTATCATTAATCCGATGTATGCGTGCAAGCTGCATCAAAATAATGCCGACTCGCCCCCCTCGAGCCGGCATTTGTTTTTAGTTATTTGATATATAATTTAATTCATAAATCCGATTAATTTACATACTCAAAGAGAGGGGAATGATGAAAAAAATTCTAATAATTCTAACCTTGTTCTTAGTATCTTGCCAACCATCTACTGAAGCAATTGAAAAAGCAATTTTAGAAACCCAGGCAGCACTTCCAACTGTAACACTTTTTCCAACTGCTTCAATAGAGCTTTCACCAACACCGCTACCATTAATGGATATTGATCTTTCCGATGTAATAATTATTAGTGGTGATCTGCCATCTGGTTATTCATCTGGTCAAATTCGAACAGAACCACCTGAAATGTTTAAGAATGTTAATAAGTTCGAAAATGTTATTAATCAGCAATTTGAACAAAATGGAAAACATGCAGGTGGTACAACAATTTTTTTGATAGAAGACATGAAAGACCTTGAGGAAGCATATAAAAACATTTCTTCTGAATTTGGTGAAGAAATGAAAACAGAAAATATTTCAGCTGAGATTAATTATTTGGATATGATCGGAGAACAGGCAAAATATTCAATAGTAAAAACATCTCTATTGGGAATAAAAACTGAAAATATTGATCTTGTGTTTACTCGCTGTCAATCTGTTACACATATTCGAATGAGTAATACTTCAGATTTAGAAAATGTTATTTCGTATGCTAAAAGATTGGAAAAAAGACTGTCTGAGATTATTTGTCCATAATTAAATAATTTTCTATATCTGCCATTTCATTTCTTAAGATCCCAAAGGAAAATGCTAAATCATTCCTTTGATGCCAAACCGCATCGAACTCTTGCCGGCGCTCCTCCTCATGTTGGCATTTTTTTAAATTTATTTCAATATTGTTAATGTCGATCCTAATATTAATTTTCTTGGAAGAAAAGAACATATGATGATTGTGGATTTAGGAGAAGTCCAAATTCGTCTTTTTTTCCCCTGCTGAAAATAAATATTCATTATCATGTTTTTTAGTACATCTCTAATCGTCTTATATCATTCCTCACTGTGATCAATACGACTTCAATTTGATCCTAAAGTGATTTGTTTTTGTAAGAATCAGATAAAATCGATTTTCTCTAGGTTATCTTACAATTTAATTACCTGTATTCTCGACTCATACATATAAAATTTATGTGAGTATAATTATAAGGCAAGATCAAAATTCATAAATTTCAATTAAGGACATAAAAATGAATCATGCAAAAAGCCCTCAAGAATTTAAAAAAAATGATCACATAATTTTTTGGGGTGATGCTATTGAAGTTTTGGATAATTTAATAGAAGATGAGTCCATTGATTTGATTTTTGCTGATCCTCCGTACAATATTGGAAAAGATTTTAATGGCAACAAAGACAAATGGGTTTCGGATGAAGCATATCTTCGATGGTGTTATCAATGGTTAGATTTATGTATTCGAAAAATTAAAAATAATGGCTCTTTTTATGTAATGACAGCTACGCAAAACATGCCATATTTCGATTTATTTTTAAGAGAGAGAATCAATATCTTATCAAGAATAGCCTGGTTTTATGATTCGTCAGGTGTTCAAGCAAAAAATTATTTTGGATCGTTATATGAACCAATCCTTTTTTGTGTTAAGAACCGTTCAGATTATAAATTTAATAGTCAAGATATTTTAGTTGAGGCGAAAACAGGAGCTAAACGCAAGTTAATAGATTATCGTAAACCAATTCCAGAAATGTACAATAGCAAAAAAGTTCCAGGAAATGTTTGGGAAATACCAAGGGTTCGTTATAGGATGGATGAATATGAAAAACATCCCACTCAAAAACCAATAGCATTACTTGACCGGATTATAAAGGCAAGTTCAAATCCTGGGGACGTGGTTCTTGATCCTTTTTCTGGCACTTTTACAACATCTTATATGGCAAAATTATTACATA